AGATCTTTTCGGTGGCTCGGGAACGACCTTGATTGCTGCCGAGCAAACGGGGCGGCGCGCCCGATTGATCGAACTCGATCCCAAATATGTCGATGTCATCGTGATGAGGTGGCAAAAATTGACAGGGGGATGCGCTACTCTCCTTGGCTCAGGTGAAGCTTTTCCGAATCCAGAAGCAATCACCGGTAAAAACTCCGCCTGATTGACGAGGAAAGGCCCGCCGGAATGCAATCGCGAATGATGTCGATGGTCGAAGCGATTGTGAATGTCCTCGTGGGGTTCTGGATCGCGGTCTTTGCTCAGATGCTCGTGCTTCCTCTCTTCGGTTTGCATGCAAGCTTTGGTCAGAACTTGAGTATGGGATTGATATTCACTGTCGTCTCCCTCATTCGATCCTATCTTCTGCGTCGCTTCTTCAACGCCCTTCATGCCAAAAAATAAGCCCACCAAATTGGCGGGCTTATCGAGGGATCAGTTCGGTGTTCGTGTTCAGGCAATTCGATAAATACGCCCTCGGCTCTCATCTTTCTCAGACAGGATCGTTAATCCCATTTTCTTCTTGAGTGCTCCGGCGATGGCGCCTCGAACCGTATGGGATTTCCAGCCCGTGATGGAGACGATTTCAGGGATCGTAGCGCCTTCCGGTGTCCGCAACCGCTCGATCATGAGGGCCTGTTTGGTTCCCTCGCGCGACTTGCGCGTGTGTGGCTCTGTCGCGCCCAACGGCGGGCTTTGTATCTCTTCTGGGGAGTTGGGGGCGGGGACCGCTTCTTCGCCGACGGTGGCCGCCTGTGCGGCTTCGTCTGGCTCCACTCCCAACGCGGCAATACCGGTTGCAGTCAGAACCAAAGTGACACCATGGCCAAAGCCAGTCTCTCGCCAAATGGGGTCGCCTCGATTTGCATCGACTTCTTCGATCAGGCCTTTGCCGATGAGGCTTGTCACAACCTTTTCCGCAGCACCTCCTTTGAGGCGCTCAGGCAGAGGCAAAACGCAATGGTCGTCGCGCTGGAGCGCTGCTGAAAGAATGACGAGCTGAGTGTCTGATAATTGATGCATGGGATTGGGCCTTTCGTTGAAGCAGATCCCGACCATCGGGTGCTGCTACTGGCCCAAGCCCCGAATTTGCGATGATCGGGGCCCTTGTTCATCCCGATGAATGCTTCAATTCAGAGGGAAGCCAAGTTGATAAGCGCAGAATTCGAACATTTTCTTTGATGCCTGGGGATCATGGGAATTTCCATTCGCGCTTATGCGCGCCACCGCGGTGTCAGCCATGTTGCAGTGCTGCGAGCGAGTAAATCTGGACGTATTCCGCTTGAATCCGATGGAACGATTGATCCGGTCAAAGCAGATGCTGCTTGGGATCAACGCACCGATCCTGGCCGCAAGAAGGAAAAGACCGCTCATCTGAAACCAGTTGCGGAAACGGCTCTTGGATCGGTTCGAGAAACTCTCAAAGAGCAGGGATTGCCCACGAGCGGAAGCGTAACCTTCGTTCAAGCGCGCACCGCTCACGAGATTGCAAAGGCTCATCTTGCCCGGCTTCGATTGCAGCGCATGAAAGGCGAGCTCGTGGATCGTCCTCGCGCCATGGCGCTCGTGTTTCGATTGGCGCGGGAAGAACGAGACAGTTGGATCAATTGGCCAGTTCGTGTCGCTGCATTGATGGCGGCAGAGCTCGGCATCGATACGCATCAAATGCAAAGAGTGCTCGAGGATCATGTCAGATCTCACCTCGCAGATCTTGCCGAGGTCAAACCTGAATTCAGATGATCTGATCGACTTTGATGGCGGTGCAGAATTCATTCGGATCTGGTGCGATGGATTAACTCCCGATCCAACTCTCACCGTCTCCCAATGGGCTGACCAGCATCGAATGTTGAGCTCCCGCGCATCTGCTGAGCCGGGTCGATATAGAACTGATCGAACGCCATATATGCGTGAGATCATGGATGCGATGTCACCATCAAATCCCGCCCGACGTATCGTCTTCATGAAAGCGGCGCAGGTAGGAGCAACTGAGGCAGGCAATAATTGGATTGGCTACGTCATCCATCACGCCCCAGGACCAATGCTTGCGGTCCAGCCCACTGTAGAACTGGCAAAACGATTTTCGAGACAACGTGTCGACTCGCTGATCCAGGAAAGCGCTGTCCTTCGTGAGAGGGTAAAGCCCGCGCGCGCCAGGGATGCCGGCAATACCGTTTTGTCAAAAGAGTTTCCCGCTGGCCTTCTCGTGATGACGGGCGCCAATAGCGCAGTTGGCTTGCGCTCTATGCCAGCCCGATATCTTTTTCTCGATGAGGTCGATGCCTATCCACCCTCTGCTGATGAAGAAGGTGATCCGGTTGCGCTGGCTGAGGCCCGAACAAGAACCTTTTCGTGGCGATCGAAAGTCTTCCTTGCATCGACGCCAACGATCCAGGGCCTGTCGAGGATTGAACGCGAGTTCGAAGCATCCGATCAACGGAGGTTCTTCGTTCCCTGTCCTCACTGCCAACATGAACAATGGCTCAAATTCGAACGGCTGATTTGGGAAAAGGGAAAACCAGAGACAGCCCTTTATCATTGTGAGTCCTGTGACGGACATCTGTCTGAACACCACAAAACTGAAATGCTCGCCAGAGGATTTTGGCAAGCAACGACCAAAGCGTCAGATCCCAATACGATCGGATTCCATCTCTCCGCACTCTATTCGCCCGTCGGCTGGCTGAGCTGGGTCGATATTGCACGAGCATGGGAACTGGCCAAATCGAGTGACGAGGCCAAGCGCAGTTTCAAAAATAGCATGCTCGGTGAGACCTGGATCGAGACAGGTGAAGCCCCCGATTGGCAAAAGCTCTATGAGCGCCGCGAGCCGTGGAAACTCGGAACGGTGCCATCTGGTGGCTTGTTTCTGACGGCAGGCGCCGACGTCCAGAAAGATCGCATTGAAGTATCAGTCTGGGCCTGGGGGCGTGATCTCAGGAGTTGGTTTGTTGATCACATCGTCATCAATGGGGGACCAGAGCTCGCCCAGACATGGGATGAGCTCGGACACTTGTTGAATCAAACCTGGCCGCATGCGCATGGTACCAATCTTACTCTTGCAAGACTTGCCATCGACACGGGCTATGAATCGGCTGCGGTCTATGCCTGGTCCCGGCAAATGGGACATGCGCAAGTAGCGCCCGTCAAAGGCGTGGAAGGTTTCAACAGATCAGCTCCGATCTCGGGTCCCACTTTCGTTGATGTCAATGAGAATGGACGCAAGCTAAAACGAGGTGTGCGGCTTTGGACGGTCTCGACATCCACATTCAAGTCAGAGACCTATCGTTTCCTGCGTTTGCAAAAGCCGACCGATGAAGAGCTGATATCCGGATCAGCTTTCCCAGCCGGTTACATTCATCTTCCGTCAGGTCTTGAGGCTGAATGGGTGAAACAGCTCGTTGGCGAACAGCTGATGACGATCACGACCAAGCGCGGTTTTCAAAAGCTTGAATGGCAAAAGCTCAGAGAACGAAATGAGGTTCTCGATTGTCGCGTCTATGCGCGAGCTGCCGTTTACATCGTGGGCGCGGATCGCTGGTCAGAAGACAAATGGCGCGATCTCGAGGATCAGATTGGGCCGACCCCTGATGAGCAGACCGATCCTCGAGTTGATCAGTCGGGTGCTGCAGGGCTCTTGGCAAGGCAACCAGGCACTGGCGGTAAACGACGTTCAACTTGGTTGAATGGCGTCGATAAGGGATGGCTCCGATGAACTGGACGCAGGCAGAGCTCGACGCGCTGCGGCGTGCCTATGCGTCTGGAACCTTACGCGTTACCTACGAAGGTAAGACGGTCGAATATGGATCGGCGGCGGACTTGCTATCGCGTATTAGAACCATTGAGCGCGATAGACAGGCAGCCGGGAATGGTAAATCGGCCATCGCAGGGCTTGCTGGATATTCGCGCGGTGATCGCTGATGGCGCGCATGACCTGGCTCGACAGGGCGATTGGCTCCTTTGCTCCAAGAACAGCACTGAGGCGTGTGCAGGCCAGAGACAATCTCGAAATTCTGACACGCGGTTATGACGGCGCTGCCAAGGGGAGACGTACCGATGGTTGGCGGACGGCAGCGACTTCAGCCGATAGTGAGGTTGGGATCGCAGGCGCACTTCTTCGCGATCGTATGCGCGATCTCGTCCGAAACAATCCTCATGCTGCAAAGGCCGTTTCAGTTCTCGTCAATAACATCATTGGCTCTGGGATCATCCCGCGTGCAGCGAGTGACAATGCGAAACTCAATGCGCAGGCCAATGCTCTTTGGGAGCTATGGTCCGCCCAATGTGATGCCGATGGTCAACTCGACTTTCTAGGATTGCAGACACTTGCATGTCGCCAAATGGTCGAGGCAGGCGAAGTTCTGATCCGTCGTAGACCTCGCCGAGCAAGTGATGGATTTGATGTCCCACTACAGATCCAATTGCTCGAAGCCGACATGCTGGATGCGAGCCGCAACGGCGATCTCCTCGACGGAGGACGGATCGTTCAGGGCGTCGAATTCAACGGGCTTGGCCAGCGAAGAGCCTATTGGCTTTTTGCACAGCATCCGGGAGATAGCGTTTTAACTTCACGGCGCCGCCTCGATAGCCTCGCCATTCCCGCAAGCGACATCGCTCATCTCTATGAAAAGCAGCGCTTGCAAGTACGTGGTGTTCCCTGGGGCACTCCCGTCATGCGCGCCCTGCGTGATCTCGATGATTGGACACAAGCAGAGCTCGTTCGAAAAAAGACGGAAGCTTGCGTCGTTGGCATCGTCCTTGGCGCTGATGAAGGAGAACAAGGTATAGCTCCCAGTGTCGTCGATGCTGATGGTAATCGGGTGGAGCAATTCGAGCCTGGCCTGATTGCTTATGCGCGGGGTGGTAAAGACATTCGGTTCAATCAGCCGACGACGACAGCCGGCGTCTCGGAATGGCTACGCTCTCAGCTTCATATCGTGGCTGCCGGTTTCCGGATGCCTTATGAATTGCTGACGGGCGACCTCAGCCAGGTGAATTACTCCTCGATCCGCGCTGGCCTCGTCGAGTTCCGTCGATTGATCGATGCCGTCCAATGGCAAATCATCATTCCAATGCTTTGCCAGCCTTGTTGGGACTGGTTCACGCAACAGGCCTATGCCGCAGGTAAGCTGTCTCAGCCCAACATCCCAGTTGAATGGTCACCTCCGCGTTTTGAGGCTGTCGATCCTCTCAAGGACTCAATGGCGGACATGCTCGCGATGCGGTCTGGGACGATGACCTTGGCACAAGCCATATCGAGACAAGGTCATAATCCTGATGCCGTTCTAGCTGAGATCGCAGCCATGAACGCCAAAATCGATGCGCTCGGCCTCATCCTCGATAGCGATCCGCGTCATGTCACCAAGACCGGTGTCATTCAGTCAGATCCTTCACTGACTTCTCCATAAGGACACATAAATGGAATCCACGATTGAACTGCCGGCCTTGCGCCGCGCGGCTGATCTTTTGCCGGCCACCATCAATGAACAAGACCGTTCCATCGAAGTCGTCTGGTCGACGGGGGCCAGGGTTAGGCGTCAACCGCTCTTTGGCGAACCTTTTGATGAAGAACTCAGTATGGATCCGGGCAGCGTCCGGCTTGAACGTCTCAATGCTGGCGGACCTTTGCTCAAGGTTCATGATTTGCGCGATCTCGAGAGCGTCATTGGGTCTGTGGTGCCAGGCACCGCTCGCATCGAACAGGGACTTGGCATCGCACGCGTGAGCTTTAGTGAGCGGGATGATGTCGAGACCATTTGGAACGACGTCAAAGCCGGACATCTGCGTGCAGTTTCCATTGGCTATCAAGTTCATCGTTACGAAGTCCGTCAGCCCGTAAACGCGCCTGAAGTCTGGCGCGCAATCGACTGGACTCCTTTTGAGATTTCTGCGGTCCCGGTCGGGGCCGATCCGGCGGCCGGCTTCCGTTCGGTTGACCCGCTGAGCGCTTGCGTCGTGGACCGGGACGACGCCTCCCACCAAGAGAGGACTAATATGGAAGACATCAACACCGCTCCCGCTCCCCAGGTCGCTCCTGAGCCTGTATCGCGTGCAGCAGATCCTGAGCCCGATATGAAAGCTCTGGTCGCGCAAGCCCAGACCCACGAACGTGAACGCGTGGGAACGATTTATGACATCGCCAACCGGCTTGGTCTTGAACGAACTCTTGCTGAAGATCTCGTAAGCCGTGGCGTCGAGCTCGACGAGGCAAGGCGGATCATTCTGGACAAAGTCGCAGACAGCGCCGAGCAGACGCGGACCTTTCCTCATGTATCAGCACCTCTTGGTGGCCTTGATGAGCGCGTCACCCGCCGCGAGGCTGTCACCAATGCGCTGCTCCACCGCTATAGCCCAACCTCTTTCCCACTGAGCGATCCCGCACGTCAGTATCGCGGAATGTCCTTGCTTGAATTGTCGCGGGAGTTTTTGACTTCGGCTGGCGTCAATGTGCGAGGGATGTCGCGTGATGAAGTCGCAACCCGCGCCTTGCATTCGACATCAGATTTCCCTGAAATCCTGGCAGCGGTCACCAACAAGACCCTGCGCCAGGCCTATGAAGCCTATCCGCAGACATTCCGGCCCTTCTGCCGACAGGTTCAGGCATCGGATTTCCGCGACATCACTCGCGTCCAATTGGGCGAGGCGCCACAGCTTCAAAAGGTGAGTGAATCGGGTGAGTTCAAGCGGGGCAGTATTGGTGAGGCGCGTGAACGTTACCGCGTTGAAACCTATGGTCGCGTGGTTGGCATCACACGCCAGACATTGATCAACGATGATCTCGATGCTTTCACCCGCCTCCCCGCCATGTATGGAACTGCGATCGCCACCCTCGAAAGTGA